GAGGAAGACAGCGAAGGTTTATAATTGATAATACTCGCGTGCTTGTTTCCACTATTCGACACTATGTTAATACACAGTTTAACCATGATAAGGTGCGAGACCTAGGATACTTGGCTCACAAACCACACCCGAAACGACGTCTCCGTGCCGATGGGGCCAACGAAATCATCTCTGGAGAGTGGATCTTCCGAGAGCATTGGTTAGATAGCGTACTGTGGAAACTTAAATTAGACGAGATCGCAAAGCCAGGAAAGTACCCGCGTATGATTGTCGACCTTGGCGTGTTAGCCTCAATGGAGTGCGCCACTTGGGTCGAAACTATGAAACACAGGCTCGCAGATCAGGAAATTATCTTAAATAATTGCCTATTTATATTCTGTGGATCACCCGATCCCGATATTGTTAATAAGTACTTTGACATCATATTGTCAAATAAGTATAGTTATAGGTTAATTTTCATAGTATTTTCTGATGACGGAATATTGGGAGTGCAGATAAATGGTAAATGGCGCACATTTAATACGGACATATCCACTTGTGATGCTAGTCACACTGGTGAGCTTTTTAACTTAATCTTTAAGATGTTTAATGCGCCAGATACAGTGGTCAAGGACTATTTAAATCAATTTATGTCCGTCGTTCGTGTTAATGCTGTCGAAGAGAAGCGAGTCTACATGATCAAGCCATTAGAACCATACCTCCAATCTGGAAGCACGATAACCACATTATGTAACACCATAGCACAATATTGTATGTTCTGCAAATGGGCCACAAGTGATATCCAGTCTACTGAACAAATTATTGACGGTGCTGGTCAAGTTGGTTACGTTATCACTATGGAAGAGAATCACATACCAGAGGACCTGCAGTTTCTTAAGATGAGTCCATGCCTGTCTAAGGAAGGACGATACGAAGCTTGTTTGAACCTCGGCGTGATTTTGAGAGCTTCAGGTACGTGTCGTGGAGACCTACCTAAAGTGGGTAAGAAACGTGACTTTCACATTGACGCAGCCAAGTTTCAGAACAACATCATATCTGGATGTATGGCTCGAATTGATCACTACGCGCTTAGAAATCTCGCCCCATACGGGATTGAAAGAAATCTTGATACATTGAAATCTGCTAGTATGCAGATAAACGCACTCCGCCACATCACAGCTGGAAGAGTTGTTGAGTATGATGATCAGATATACAACAGGTACAGGTTGTCAACAGCCGAAATCGCTGAACTCAACGAACTCATAATGAATAGCACATTTGGTAGCTGTGTCTACTCCACTGCCGTTGCAAAGATCCTCGAGAAGGATTACGGCCTAACTTGTCCACTAAAAGCATAAGCATAGAGGTAAAACCCGCCCTCTTACTCTGTCTGACCAACATGCAAAGTTAAAGTTACAGCACCACTCCCGGGG